TAATCTCAAAGCGTTCATGCTCATCCGTGACACCTTCTAGCTTGGCAAGCAATCGCTCTGCGGCGTCTTTTGCATCTCGCGCTTTAGCACGTCGATTAGCGCTTGCTGCTCTTCCAGACGCTGCTTCAAGTTTGGCCTCATCGCCGTCTTCTGCTCCGTCAGCATTATGCTCGTTATTCTCTCGAGCCTTTTTATAATAATCTGAGTTTGGTCCGTATTCACGTTTTTTCCTTTCTAGCTTTATGTTTGCCGCTGAGCATATGCGATGTATTGTTGACGGTGATACGCGCAATAATTCAGCAGCTTCAATTTGCGACATGCCTTGATCTGCACAGGCAAGGACGTGGCGGGTGAGGGCTTCTGGGTCGTATTTCATTCGTCTTCCTCCAAGGGGTCAATTTGGCCTATGCCGCCGCAAACGTCGCAATCTTCCATGTGGCTGCCGAAGTCGCCGTGCCAAGTTGAACTTTGGCGAACCCATACATCCCGCTCGACTTGGCCTTCGCCGTCGCACTCGGGGCAGTCAATCCAATCTTCCATGTCTTTCCTCCTTATACGTTTTTACATTTGCCTTCGTTATCAGTGAACCACACATGACCGTCGTTCAAAACCATGTGACCAGCACCAACAAGCGCATCCACAGCTTGCTTATATGTAGAGCGTGGATTTGCTGCCGATGATACCTTGCCTATGAAGTGGTCTTTCAGCGTCTCCTCAGAGATAACCCAATACGTTCTCGGCTCCGGCCAACCAACCCCTCCGGGGTTTGGCTGACCAACGCCCTCACCGCGCAACTGTGTAAACACCTTGCGGATTAGGACTTGGTTCTTGCCCTTGATGCGCGGCTTGTTGGCCTCTTCAATCTCGCTCTCTGTGGCCTGCAAGACTGTGCATGTGGTTACGCTATCTCCGTCCTCATCAAGCCCAAGGTCAACCACGTTTAGCTTGAACTGGAACGTCGCGCCTGTTTCCATGTCACGTTGTTTCGTGGCTTTAGCAATGCGCAGGCCCGTGTTCTCATCGTGGTCAAGCTCAATTTCAGTGTCAGTCGCAGCGCGCAGGCTTGAGTGGCCACGCGCACCAGCGGCTTTATCTTTGCCGGAGTGGTGAACCACGTCCAGGTGTGCGCCCGTTATCTCGCGCAGCTTATCGCAGTTTCCAATGAATTTTGTCATATCCTCTGGCGAGTTTTCATTGCCGCCAGCCATTGATCGGCTCAACGTGTCAACGAATATGCACTTCACTTGACCATGCTTCTTTGACACCTCACGGCACAGCTTCTCAAGCACAGCCATGTCAACCTCGCCATCAAGCAAATTGACAGGGGCCGGACGCACAGCCAGCTTCACGTTCTTATGCTCGGGATACTTGGCCTTCAACGCAACAACTCGGTTGTGGAACGCCATGCCGCCCTCTGTGGCAAGGTATAAGACTGATCCGCCAATTACCTTGTGGCCATTCCACTCTTGCCCGCAAGCTATATGCCATGCGAGATCAAGGGCGAAGAACGACTTGCCCACATTCGACGGGCCGTAGATCACAGACATCTGACCCTCGCCAAGCCAGCCCTTCACAAGATAGTTTCGGCTGAGCTGCGGTATTGCGTCTTCGGGCATAAAGATTTGATCCATGACGCTCTGCACGGTCAATGCTTTCTTTGCCGCTGCCGGGCCTTGGTTTACCCACACGTCGGAGTAATCCCAGCCCTCAATTTCTGGCAGGATGTACTCAACGCCAAGCTCAGAGAATGCACGCTCGCACTCTTTGCGCCCGGCATCGTCATTGTCGCCAGCAATAACAAGCTCAGCTTCAGGCTTGGCTTGTTGTAGGTTGTCAATCACGGCTAGAATGTTGCCTGCATTTAAAGCGAACACGCATGGCTTGCCCGTGGCCTCATGCACAGTCGCGGCTGTTGCCCAGCCCTCAGAAACATATGCAAAGTCTCGAATGGGTCCACCAATGACGCTAAAGTTGCCAATCACGGGTAGCTGATAAGAAAACTTTTTCTTGCCGTCAGCGTCAATGAACTGAGCGCCAACGCGCCTGCCGCGCACGTCAATGATTGGGATTGTCAGCGTGTCGCCGTCAACCTTGGCATTGTGCAGCTTAATCTTTTTCTTCTCGAGGTATGGGTGGTCGCTCATGGCGTCACGCTCTGGCCAATCAATGTCAACTCTTGCCACCTCCAATTTCGGCGTATGTCCGGGCTGTGGCCACAATGACATATCGCGAAGTCTATCTTTAATTGATTTGTAATCATTGCACTTGCGGCAGTTAACCATAACTTCGCCGTGAAACTCTTTAATCCAAAACCTGTCTGTGCCAGCACATGATGGGCATGGGCCGTGATACTCGCCCTGCGCAGTCTTTTTTAGCTCAAGATTGCGTATGATGCTGTGACCAAACTCGCTCCATTGAGCGGCTGGGAACTTGCTTTCACGGCTAAAGTCGGCTACCATTTAATCATACTCCAAACAGGGGGTGGTCAGCATATCTATTGTATAGCCCGACACTTTTGTGCCGGGCTATACTTTTATTTAGAACGGGATTTCATCGTCCAGACCAGCATGTGCCGCTGGCGATGGTGTAGCTACTGGCATTGCGAATGGATCATCCACGGCTGCCGCTGGCGTTGCTGTAACGCTGGACGTAAACCCGCCTGATACAGTATCAAACGGATCATCCGAACCTTGCATCTCGGCAAGGTCCAGAACCTGCACAGCACGCAGACGCAGTGAAACGCCATTCAGGCTGCCCGTATTGTACGGCACAACAACAACTGCGACGTTGACCTTGCTTCCGCTGGTCAGCATGAAGTCGTCCGGCAGTTTGTTGCGTTGAGCGTCAACTTGCTTTGGCGGCTGTGTCTTGTCACCGCCGTAAGCACCTTTCAGCTTACACTTGCCGACGACTTCGCCTTCATCGTTGCGCTTGTATGGAAGCATTGCTGGCTTCTCTGGCCATTTGCGCTTTGTGTCTAGCGCCGCAGCGTTAGAATATGCTTCCATGCAGATGCGATGCAGCTCTTTTGCCTTCTCATCGGACATTACAAAGCTCATCTCATATGCTGCACCGTCATCAAACGCATCGCATTTCACTGACTTGTTCTCATATGTGTCGAACTTGTAAGTGGAATTTAGACGCGGGTAACGCGCGGTGACTTCTGTAATCATGTGTTGCATTGTGCAACTCCTCTCAATGTTGTGCAGCACCCCTGCACTGGGATAAGTTAAAACGCCTCTTCACTGTCCATCCATGCGGGCAAGTGAATTGTGTTTAAGTCTGGCCAATTCGTGCCGTATTCATCTGTTTCGACCGCCTGCTTTATGTCAACCAGAGCCGCAAGCATACGGTTGTGAGCGTGGCGCAAATACATCTCAGAAAGCTCATGGCACGCAGTCACATGCGGCGCGTCCTTCTCTATGCAGATAAAGATGAAATTATCAACACGAATGCCGTTCAGCTTCAGAACGTGCATATAAAACGCAGCCTGCAAGTCGTAGCCGAACTGACGAACAGAGCGCTCAAAGCCTCTGGGTGACGCATCCTGTGTTGTCTTGATGTCCAGCACTATGCCCGCCTTGCGCAAAAGACCATCTGGGCGCGTCTTTAGGTCAATGTCAATGTCTGGGTCAGTGGCAAAGAATGAAGCCTCGGCCAGCATGTCGGGGTTTGTCAGCAAATGATTTGCCATGCGATTTTGCAGGCAGGCGTCGGCCATATTGTTTGCCAGCGAATAATCAGCCTCAGTCAGCAATATCTTGCCAGCTGCATCGCACTCCTCTTTCATCTTAGACCACGCATTGCCGCGACGTGTCTCAGGCCCACGCACGGTCAAGTCTTTCTCCGGCTCAAGCAGCATAGCATGTACTGCGCTGCCCAAGGCAAAGGCCGGGCTATCCTTACGCTCTGCGCCAAACAAATGCGCAATGCTTTTGTTTGCTGCGGTCTTGATTGACGTTGAGCCAAACGCATGATGCGCGTGATACTCTTCGTTTGTCATGTCTTCTGATTTGATAATTGTCATGTTTTCCTCCGTTTCCTCATTATTCGCATATATGTTTTGCATATGCAATATCTAATTCGGGGGGGGAACTTCTTTTATTTTTTAGAAGTTCTATTGTTAAGGGGGTAATGACTTCCTGAAGTTGTTACCCCCTTAACGGACAGGCTGGACATGTCCGGTCTTTGTCCGTGTCTGTCTAGCCCTTCGCTCAAGCTCCTCCACAATTCCGTCGCAAAGAGCCTTTAAGTGTGTGTCAGATGACCCATCAATTATTGACCAAATCAAATTATTAGCCACCTTTCCATCGAGCCAAATAATAGGAGCCTCACCCCTGTATATTGTGAACCTGCTTTTGTACGCAAAATCATTAGCATCATCATGGAAGGTTACGCCTTGGTGAGAGTGAGTTCCATTGATGCTAATGGTCTCATCGTTGCAATTCCCCGGCCCAATTCCGATCTGCTTGGGGTCAAGAAATATACTCATCACACCACCTCAATAAAAACTTTTGCCGAGGCCGCCCATAATATAATCGTCGGACGTTGCTGGCCCACGCGATTAAACACGTCTGCCTTTGCAATCTTGCCAGCATTAAATAGGCGCATGGCAGAGTTGCCTGCTGTCTTGTGGTCAACCTCGAAATAATCCGCAAGCTCTGCCGTTGTGTGATACCCGCCAGCAAAAATGTAGCGAGCAATATCTGCGTCCAGCGCTTCTTGATTTAATGTTTGCGATTTATCAAGAGAGACTTTTTCGCAAACTTCACTTGCGCTATCGCGCTGCAACTTCACAGCCTGCCAGGGCGTGCCTTTGTCCGACTTGTCTTGATAGTTAGGCACAAGCACAGCCTCGATCTCATCGCCCGGAGCAAGGTCAAAGCCCTCGGCAATGTGAACCGGGATGAAGACTTGCCCTTGCGTCTCTGTATCGCAGGCAAATGCAAAGCCATGAGCGTGCGCGTTTGTTATGATGATTTTGTTCATTTGCTTTCCTTTAGTTTTATATTGCGGGCAATGCCCCACAATTTTTCAAGCGGCAATAGATTTTCCTGATCCATCGCCCAACCTTTGCCGTGGCCAAGGTCAATCTCATAAGCCTGATCCATGAAATGTGTCTTGGGTATGTAGCCCACAACGTGCATTCGATCAGGCGCTTGCTGGCACACAAGAATAGAGCAGTCGGCCTTGAATGCCTCGCGCTTCTTAAACAGCAGCCGCCCGGTGGGGTAGAACGTGGCCTTCACGTCAACGGAAATATCATCAAGCCATACGTCTCGGCCATCATCTACGCCAGCGGCGTGGATGTGGTCGAGATCAAACACCTTCGACACGGCAAGCTCTGCCTTGACGCCCAGCAAATCTAAATCAGCGTCAGACCTACCCTTGTCCCTGCGCTGATTAACGACGCCAGAAGCGCGAGCTCATTGCCAG